ACCTCAGTGAATACACAGAAGAATGCCACAGATTTTGTGATTAGTAACTCAACAGATATAAAGTGAGCAATGATATCACCAGCAATGTACTTCTCTATCATATAGAAAAATAAAATCGCCCCTGAATATAGGAACGACTTTTGTATAGTAGCTATAAGTTTTTTACTTTGGAATGATATCCAACCATTTTTCTTAACAGATCTCCAGATGCCGAAACAAGCGTCAACAAAGATAGCCATCAACGATACCAAGATCAAAGGTACTGCTGGTGTAATCACCGTAAATAATGCAGACAAAATAATTAATGTGTTAGTTTTCATACTAGCTTTCTGTATAGTTTATATGAAGTATATACTATAGCAAAGATAATTAAAATAGCCAACATGTTATTAGCCAGCTTCTTCCACCAAGGATACTTCTCATAGTACTTGATAGGAATTTTTCTGTCAATAATCTTAGTGACATATACAGGATCACACTTACCTTGGATATACACCTTCTTTTCTTTTGGTACATACCATGCTTTTACCGTCACTCTCTCCTTGGTTAGAGTTATGGTGTCAGTAAGCTCCTTAATTGTAACCACAGTATCTGTATGCACTTCGGGTACATATAACGTAATAGTGTCATGTACAATAACAGTATCAGAGGTCAATAGATAAGGATACTTTTCTACAAGCCTAGTAAATCTTTTAACAGGGCTACAGCTTGCCAATAACAATAAAAATAGTAGTGCTCTCATATTTACCAGAATAATAATGTTCTCCAGAATAATGTACCATTACTTTGTGGAATATATAAAAACTTTAAGCCATCTCTAGATTTTATTAATTCCATACGGTTTCCTACATAAGCTGTAGAGTTTACTCCTGGTATTCTACTACCCAAATTAGCTACTCTTTTAACTACATCTAACATATACAAAGAACCAGAGTTTGAAAACTGAATATAAATATTATTCTCTCCATCATAAGCATATGATGTGTTAGTAGTAAAAGTATCTACTAATAATCCAGGGACCATGAAGCCATAATCAAAAGTTTGATTGTTGATATTATACCTTTGTACAAAAGCTGTTGCTCCACCTGTAGTAGTCCATATGTAGTTATCATTGCCATTACCGTATGTCCATTTTAATCCGCAACCAGCTCCTCTAGCAGGTATACCAAGTAAGACATAGTTTGTAGTGTTGTCAATTGCTGTTGTGGCAGCAAATGTTAAAGTGTTGTTAGTATTAGCCGTAATAGCAACTTCAACACCTTGGTTTGCACCACCTATAAATCTTACACGTTTACCCACCCATTGGTTAGTAATCCAGTTCTTAGCTGTATCTACAAGAGTAGTAGTTGATCCTGAAGTAGCTGTACCATATGAATCCATGATTTCATAACGAGTAGTTGTATCTGGAGTAAAGGCAGCAGTAGCAAAAACAAGTGTATTGTTATTGTTTGCTGTAATTATTAACTCAGCACCTAAGCCTGTACCAGCTACTATTCTTACAACATGACCTACCCAAGTACCGCGTATCCAATTTTTAGTGCTATCTACAAGAGTTGTTGTGCTTCCACTTGATGCATAACCAAAAGGATATTGATCTTTTGGCTGAAATTTAGTATCTCTACCAAAACTAGCAGGGTTAAGAATAATGTATCTAGTTGCCCCTGTTGTTGGAGTAAATGCCGTAGCAGCAGGAATAGTAATAGTGTTAGCAGTATTAGAAGTAATTCTTCTAATCTGTGATGTTGGAGTAATAGACCCTCCTGCAACTAACATAATAAATTTACCTGCATGTTCATTTACATCCCATGTTTCATTTGCATCTACAAGTAAACTGGTTGTTGTTGTACTAGTTGCAGCTAAGTTAGCAGTAGCAGTTATTTCAATATCAAAAGTGGTTTGTCCCCAAATACCTAATATATTATACCCTGTGTTCCAAGCAGCTTCTGTAGCACCTGAAATTCTAACAAACTCACCATGTTTAAACAAATGGCTTAAAGTAGTAGTTACAGTACCAATAGTTCCAAGTGTTAGTACGTTGATTGTACATGCTGTGCCTGTACCACCTGTAGTAGCTTTAATACCTGTTGTATAACCTGTACCACAACGCCTTAATTTTACAGCTATGACAGCACCTAATGGATCTGTTGCAGTAACATAACATTGAGCATTAGTACCCGTAGAAATAGTAAGTACATCACCGACAATATAACCTGATCCACCAGCACCTACAGCAATACTAGTTACACCTGTGGTAGCTCTAGTTGCAGTAGCAATACCAAATCCTACATCACCATCTTTTTTAACTATTGTGTTGCCAAGCACCCCATAATCAAAATAAGGTCCAGTAATCCACATATCTGCTTCCATGTGATAAGCCAAAGTAGCAGAGTTGGCTGTACCAATAAAGTAGATTAGGTTATCATCTGGATAAATTTCATATTGAGATGTAGCATCTGGAGTAACTGTCCATTTTGAATCTACTTCAAAGTAATCACCTTTATTAGCTACAATTCTTCTATCTTGTCCAGCACCTGTACCACCAATAATTCTAATAGAATAATTTCGGTATCTATCAGCAGGCCAAGATTGAGATGAGTCTGTTATTGTTCTAGTAGTACCTGCGGTGGCAGTACCAGTAACCAAAGGTCCTGTTAAATCACTTGTTGATTCAATTTGAATCTCAGTACCCAATGCCCCACCAAACATACCTGTATTCATGGTTTTCTGATACCATGTGTTAGTCAACACATCATACATTTGAAATGTATAAAATGGAGATCCAGAAGAACTTGATAATAACCATACTACACCCGTTTTTACCATAAACCTACTGTAGGCACTAGGTGTTACATTGTATGCAGTATCTACTTCAATAATTTGTGATGCAATTTCATATGTTGCAGCTGTAGTAGGTGTTAATCTCCATCCTTGGTTATCCCAAGGCTCATATTGTTGAAGGTTTACATCTACAAAAAACAATGTGGTTTCATTGTTAGCAAGTATAGTTCTTTGTTCTATCTGGTTGTTACCTGTTAATACTCGGCATGTGTAACCCAACCATTGATTAATTTCCCATTTTTTAGTAGTGTCTACTATTTGAGTAGCATTTGCAGAAGTTAAATAACCACCATCATGACTTACAGCATCTGAAGAAGAAATGATTTTTCTAACCTCCTGTGCACCTGGGCCAAACATTATTCTCATCTCAATACCTTCTAAAGCAGTTCCGCCTGCTAAGTAAGGTATTCTAAATTGAGTTGGTCCTAATGTTTCAAGTATACGTCCTCTGTTACCTAAAACTTCTTGACACTGCATTGTATTTACAGTTACTGGAGTGTAATAAGTTGGAGCCAACAAAGTAGCCCAAACATTAGTCCAAGTATCATATCTGTAAAATACAGAAGTTAGACTGTAATAAATATATCTACCATCACCACTTTGTGCGGAAGTCATAGCAGATGCTGCATTGTTTATTGTCTGTGGAAGAGTTGTCATCCACTCCCATACAGGTAGATCTAGTGTAGTCTTTAAATTATTTGTTACTGGCATGATTAAGAAATAATAATGTTTGATCTAATACCTGTATTGTATGCAGTTCTTGCCCAATCAGTAATTTGCTGAATTGATGATATACCTCCATAAGCATTAACAGAGCTTACTTGGTTAATGCTTGGAGAAGTGTCAGCGGCAGATAAGTTAATCCTTAGATAGCCGTTACCATCTCTTGCTCCTAAGGACTGTGCCATATACAATAATCTGCGCAGTAATACTACAGATTCATCCTCAGCAGGATTAATTAACTGCCCATTTTCATCTAAGAGACCTACCTCTTTTACATCAATATAACTCATACTATATACCAATTAGTTGCTGTGTGTACAATATCTAATGACGTATAGGCATTCTTAATGTTTATCTCAGCCTGATCGTCAATAGGTTCAGATATCAAAGGTACGATTTTTACGGTACTTTCGCCTATGTTCTTTATGTTATATCCAGATGGATTGGCAGAAGCAATGGCAGGAAGATTGATAACGCAAGGCGTTAACATGTCAACATATATGTAATAATCAGTCGCTGAAGGGGTATATGGACTAGCAGTAACTAATACAGTACTACCCCCACCGCTTGGGACATTTTTCCAAAGTTGAGATGCGGAATTATAAACTATAGTGTCACCATTTGAAGGTGAAATAATCTGAACATCATGAATCTCGTCAAGCTCATACCCGTTCTGTATCTTTACCTCAACAACACCTTGATTGACATGCTGTCTTACAACAATACCAACATAAACTAAGTGAGCAGGAGCAAGTTGTTTTGTAGATGTCCACGTCCCTGCAACGGTACTGCTTAAGTATAGTTGTGTTCCGGGCGCATATGCAGATGTATTTAACCCTTCAAGGGAACCAATGACAACAACATATCCGTTCTTATTGTTAGCAATATCTGCCTGCAATACGCCATATGTCTGAGCTGATGTGGCATCAGAAGTAGCAAGGGCCTTTGTTACCGTTGGCTTATTTCCTGATCCACCATTGATGTACACAACAGTGCCCTTAGTTAAAGTAGCACCTGTTTGATTTCGTACTAACGAAACAAGCTTTATAGCAGACGATAATGTCTTTGGCCTACCGTCGGGCCCTGCGACAGTGATGCTGTCATAACCAAACATGTTGCCATTGGCATCAATTACTTGCATCTTACCACATTGATATTTGGAGAGTCGACACCCCTAACAATAAATGAAGTGCCAGCAATATCAGATATAACTTTAATGTAATCGTTCTCATCTAAGTGATAACCATACTCATCAGTGAATATGTCACCCTCATCTAGTGATACGGTGTATATCGTAACAGTTGTAGCAGTTGCCGCAACATACTTCTGAACGGTCAAAACAGCAGCAGCAAGATTGCTAAAGCGCATAGACTGAACCTCTGATATATTATTATCAGGAGCTGTATGGACGATTGTTCCCGATACAGCAACTATAGTACCCTCGTTGCTGAATTTACCAGTCATTACTGCTGTCCTTTAAGTGCCTGTATTTCTTCGTAAATAGCAAGCAATTGAGCTTCTTTATCTGCAATGACTTGATTAACGTCAACATCAGGGATTTCAATCTCTCTTACCTCAACTAATCCATTTTGATCGTAAATTTCTTCTCTAATAGTTGCCATAACTTAACTTATATACATGTATATTAATGGGGTTGACGTCACATAATTTGGCGACACTGTAGCTGAATTTGGAACTGTATATGAACCTGGGAAATATGAAAATCCAATCACATTATTAGAACTTCCAATACCACTAGACCAGAAAGCTGGGATTGATCCCACTGGTGCTCCAGTTGTATTAATAGTGTTTATATTAGCAATAACACCTATAGCGTACATTTGACTAGTTTCATTAAAACTAATAGTACCAGAAGTTGTCCATGTTTTCAAACCTGTTGTACTACAATCAAGATCAGGACTAGCTCCCATTAATTCTATTGTATTACCACCTTGAAAATATTTATAAACAACAATCTTCATAAGACTTGAAGCTACTGCTCCAGTTACGTTTACAGAAAACGACTGTGGAGATACTGGTTGAGCAAAAGTAGTGAACAAGCAAGTTAAGGCATTCGTTCCAGGAAATGCATTTGAACTTGTACTTCCAATTATAGGAACATGTGGATAATAAACACCTAACTTAAGTGGAAAGTCTAAATGTTGACCAACTATGTTTGTCTTTAATTCATTACCATTCATCGAGTAACTACCCAGACCACCATCTGAAACCTCCATAAGAGCTTTATCAAATACACCTACATCGTAACTAGGTAAGTCTTCTATTTTATATCCCATGTCTAATCTATTATTCGTTCAACATTATCATCAGTAACACGATCAACACCATCATCAGCAAGCCTAGCAAATGGACTAATAGCCGATGCTATGATCTTACCAGTAATCTCAATCGCTATGCTTATCGCTGTTCCTATCATCTTACCAAAGTGCTACAATTTTAGTAGCTGTTGTGTCAGCAAAAACCTGCTTTACCTGTACAGGGAAAAATCCAGCAGGAACACCAGAGAATGTAATGTCATCTCCACCTGCTGTCAACACATGTAAATTACCAGAACTGCCTATATATAGAACACATCCTTCTTGATTTACATTTGAGTATATAGCGTACTCATCACCAATTGTAATAGGATATAAATCTACAGAAAGTCCTAGTTGTGTCGCACTAACAGATGTTACATAAGCAGCATCACTATTCGTATTTTTATATACAATGTCGCCAATTTTAACTCCTAGTGTAATAAAGTCTTTTGTTGCATCTTTGAGCATGTTAGTTCCAGTACCACTATTAGTTCCAGAAACAGCTAATGTATTTGGATTTGGAATGATAACAGTGTCACTAACTGCAACTAATAATGCTCTACTTGTCTGTAATTTTTGATATGCCATGTCTTATTTTTTTACGCTCTTGCCGTTTGCACCGTTTCGAGCACGATTTTTACTTGGGTTTTCTTTTACAAATTTACCACTTTTTGTGGAACTCATATCGGGGCCTCCCTTGCCATAAATACCACCTTCTCTGCGAGCAGCATTATGCTCAGCACGATATTTCTTTCGCTCTGGAGTAGCGTTTAGATCACGCTGATATTCACGCCTCTTCTCCGCTGCCTTCGGGTTGGCTGCGTAGTACTTCGATGTCTTGCTTTGTCCCATAGAACATTTTATTTATTAATAGGTTTGGATCGTTCAACGACTCTTGTCGTTGACCACATCCGCAATCTTCAGTCACTGCTTCAACTACTGCTTTGATACCTGTTGCCTCAGTAATAGCGGCAATCGTATCACCTAGACCTTTGTGTCTTTTTAGGATGATCATTTTTTAGGAACGCTGTATAAGTTACCGTTTCTCTTTACAATCTTGTTACCCAACAATTTCTCAACCTTTTTGGTCTTAATCATTGAAGGGTGTTTAGCTCCCTTAAGAATCATACCATCATTACCGATAGATCCCCAATGCCCTGTATCGTCAGGCTGAATACCGGCCGCCTTGGCGGCCTCGTAATTGTAGCCGTATTTTTTATCAATTTTAGCAAGCTTAGATGGATTATCAGCTGCTCTGTCATACTTCTTATCCATTCGGTCGTAACGACGCTCTACAACGCGATTTAATCGCTTGTTGTTATCAATGTTGGCAATCTTAGTGTCAACCTTTTTCTTTTGAGTGTAAAGATTACCTGCTTTCTTCTCTTCACGGTATACCTGCATAGCCTCTCGACCAGCTTGACCTTTCTTCCAAGATCCCATACCAAACTTCTCAGCACGACGCTCAGACTTGAATCCAATCAATTCGCCTCTTTTACTTGCCTCGTCGTAAGCTCCCCATGGATCCTCACGTAAGTCAGTCCATGTCTTACCACCATTATTAGGAAATACAGTTGGATTTACGGTATATTTAAATTTACCTGATCCTCCCTCACCGCCTGCCATGACATGAGTAGATGTAGTTCCATCTGCGTTCTGCATTGGTGTTACACCCTTACGCATATCACGAGCTGCTTGAGCTCTATTTTTTGTAATTAATGGCGGTTGAGTTGTGTTGCCACTTAATCGATCAACTGCCGCATTCTTGAATGGTATCTTATTGTAATCCATTATGATCCCTTTTTCCATTTAGTACTAGATGACTGAGTCTTGCTTGGAGCCCATTTAGTTTTTGCGGCCCAATAAGCAGCGCTCATCTTACCCTTTGCAATGTTCTTCGCGTGACGACTCTCAAAAGCCTCACGCTGACCAACCGTCTGATTGGTCTTTACACCCTGCTGACCAAAACGAATGGTCTTCACCTGATCACCCTGCTTAGCAACCACAATGTGGCTCTTAGTAGCGTGGCCAGGCGTGCGTTTGGGCTTATTAAAGCCCTCAACGCCTGCCCTTTCTAGTCTAGGATCTTTCATTACTTTTTCTTAGCCATTTTAGCCATAGCGGCTTTCATGCCATACTCTTTAATCATCTCTTTCTTGCCTTCTTTCTTTTCGTGTTTGGCCATGGCTGCTTTAGACTTATACTTTTCGCCTGTTTTCTTTTCTACTTTCATTTTTTCTTAGGTTTTTTAGCTGTTTTTGCAGCGTCTTTAAAATTTTGAGCTTTTGGTGCACCCTTCTCGCCGGGTTGGCGCATCTTCTCGCCTGATCCAGCTTTAATTCGCTCTCTCTTTGCGTGAATATTGCTATATAGTCCCATAATGAATATATTTGTACAAATATAATGAAAAGAATAATCAAACGCGATAAAGCATACGAACGACGTGAGTTGACGTATGACTTTCTTGGAGACTGGGCAATCGTAAGACGTTGGGCTCAAGTCAATTACAATCTCAGTAGATCAGACCTAGAGATGATCCTGTTCCTACATAAAAAGAGATTGTTCACCAGGACAGATTTTGCCGACTACGCAAACTTCATGGATTGGGATCGCAACCGATTTGATAGGTTGCTAAGAGAGGAGTGGGTATACATATGGCGTAAACGCGGCTTTGGTGAAACCAATATGTATGAGGTATCATTTAAGGCCAAGAAGATGGTGACGTCCATTTATAAGAAATTGACAGGCCTAGAGCCAATTCCGACATCATCTAGACGAAATAAGGCGTTCCGTAAGAACGCCCCATTCCATCAAAAAACATTAGCAAAAGCGATCGTCGATTTTAACGACCGATTTAAAGAACAACAACAACGTCCTTCTCTTGGAGAATTACGTAACGAGTTTCGTTGATCAAAACGTCGTGGCTATTCACTTTGTCATACAAGATGATATCTCCATACTGAATGCCTGCCACCTGGATTCCAACGTCAAACACGGTAGCCTTATGGTAACGCATTTCGCTTGAGTCTTCTCCTGTAAGAAGAAGACCACTCTTTGTTTGCTTTTGCTCAGCAACCTTCTGGGCGAGTATATACTTATTTAGGACTTTCATCTGCTCTGATATTTGTAATGATAGCGTTTGTACTTAAGATTGTCGTAGCGACCGACACAGCGTTCAATAGAGCATTCTTTGTAACCTTCGTTGGGTCAACAATACCAGCCTTGATCATGTCAGCATAGCACTCAGCCTTCACGTCGTAACCCTCATTAGGGATTGGCATGATTCCATCCATGATACTATATGCGTCCTTACCTGCGTTTGTGATGATCTGCCACATAGGTGATCTTAGGGCCTTAATCATAATATTTGATGCAGGAGTGATTTCATGACGTCCAAGCTCAGTTGCCTCGTTGAACAATGCTACACCACCACCAGGGAGAATACCTTCCTCTAGAGCGGCCTCAACAGCACAGACAGCATCGTCAATGCGGTCCTTCTTCTCCTTCTGCTCGATGTCACTCAAGGCACCGACATAGATCACAGCTACACCACCCGATAGGTTGGCAGCACGCTCCTTGCGGAAGTCAGTCTCTTCTTTACTTACGCTCTCAAAGATGGTCTCAGTGATGTCAGTAATACGCTCGTTAATAGCCTCCTGTGAACTAAAATACGGCATAAAGATGGTATTATCCTTACCAACGATCACTTTGGCACACCTGCCTAGGTGAGACACATCAATCAACGACAAGTCATCACCTGTGTCCTCACTGAAGTATGTGCCGTCCAATGCAATCGCTAGATCTTCTAACAAGTCTTTCTGACGGTATCCAAAGCTTGGAGGAAGAATGTTGCATGCCTTTATTTTACCCTGCACTACGTTGATATTCAATGTGTTAAGTGCAGCAGGGCTCATTTCACCGATGATAAGAAGTGGCTTATTGTTGGCCACAACATACTGCAACACCTTCTCAATGTTCAATAGGTTGCTGATCTCCTGATCTGTGATCAATACATATGGGTTCTCCAACACAGCCTCTTGACGCTTATAGTCAGTGATGAAGTGACGGCTATTCCAACCTCGATCAGCTTTAATACCCTTTATCACCTCAACATATGTGTTGTGGTCCTTGCTGTTCTCAACTGATACCATCTTAACCTCACCGAACGCGTCAGCGATCATGCCGCCAATCTCAGTGTCATTGTTTGCACTGATTGAAGCCACATCGCGGAGCTTCTTGCCTGATAACTTCTTGGAGCGCTTGGTCAGATTAGCGACAATTTTCTCAGTAATCTGATTGATCTCACGAATTACCTCAGTGACATTGTCTTCTGGAGATAAAACCTCCTCAGCAGCGTCAACAATAGCCTCAGCTAAAACCACACTTGTCGTGGTACCATCACCTGCAACGGTTGCTGTCTTCTCAGCAGCCTGTCGGACCATCATAACGGCCAAGTTCTCAACCGGATCAAAGAGATTGATCGACTTAGCGACCGTTACACCATCCTTTGTTACGGTGATACCGCCCACATGGTGCTCTGATTCAATCAACACTGTGCGACCTCGCGCACCTAATGTGCTTTTTACTGCTCCAGCGATCGTTTTGATGCCTTTAATGAGCTTTTTGCGACCATCGTCGCCTAAATGAACATGTTTTACTACCATTTTATTCGATTTTTGTTACAAATATACAAAAAACCCATCACTAGGATGGGCTTTATGCAGAATAACTAAAGTAGAAGTCACAAATCTAGTGATTTTTGCGACATATATCAAAAAACCACTCGATTTTGAGGGGTTTTAATTAGTACATGTTTGTGTTATTCTTTGGCTTAGCCGAAATCGCGTTCAACTTAGCTTGCATTGTATTGCGATTGGCTGCGTTATTGGTTGATCCCTTAAACGCCTCGATGCGATTTGGACCTTGCTTGTCCTCACCCTTCTTGTATCCAGGAGTGAAATGGCTTAAATTGCCAGCTTCAGCCTTGCGAGTGTAAGTCTGAGCCTTGCGAGCTTGACGAATATCCATTGTAGCTTCCTTGATACCAACATTTTTGCCCTCATAAGAGCTCTTGCGGTAGTCACGACGATCTTGCTTAATCTCTTGCTTCTTGCTTTTAATCTCAGAAGCAGACATATTGCTGAAATCTCTACCAGATACAGATGTACCTGCCTTAGCTTCAAACAAAGCTTGCTCACGCTTATAACCAAGTTTGCCCTTCTTCTCAGTGTCAGTAACACGAGCAGCACCTAATTTACCACTTGGGTTCTTAGCTCTAGTAAGATCGCTTCCAGCACCTGTCATAGCGGCACTAGTTTTGGTTTTAGTCTTGGTGCCTCTAGTAGCTGGAGCAAATGCATACTCCTCCTTTTCAGCAAGTGGCTTTACTTTTGTAGGACGTTCACTTACACGAGTCGGCTTTAATGTAGCCATCTTGGACATTGGCTGCTCTTTTGTTGGTTGGGGGCCAGGTTTTGGTCCTTCTTTAACTACACTATCAGATTTCTTTTTTTCGCGAATTACATCAAGATCTGTAGTAGTTCCACGTCCTTGCATTTTATTTGATCCACTTAAAGGTCGTTCAGAAACATCATAACTTACTTTCATCCCTGCGCTTGGTTTTTCAAAACCTGCGCCTTTAAATGAAGATTCCATTTCTTGATATTTCTTACCACCTTTTTTAAGGTTCATGTTGACACCTGTATATGATCCTCCAACGTCCTGCATTTTAGTTAAAATTGGCTCTTCATATTCAGTGTCTGATAATTTATCAGTCTTTCCTTCTAGATAACTCTTAATCTCAGGATTTAAATTTGTGCGACCTGCAAAATCCTTTTTAAGCTTACCTTGCTGATACATTGTTCTTACTTCAGGCCAGCTAGATACTTTTCCACCATCTACCTCCATTCCATAAACAGATGGATCAGATATTCTTGCACCTGTCTTAGGGTCTGTTGTTTTGGTAGTTAACCTACCTGTTCGCATTTTTACTGCCATTGTATAACGATTTTAAAAATTACTATATTAAATACCAACTCATTTACTTCGTAGTCAACGTCTGCCTGAAAGTATTCCAAGCCGACCGCTAGGCCGAAAGTTGGGACGAGTATTATTGTCATTGATTAGACATTTTTCTAGCTTCCTTCATTGCTGCTTTTGCGGCTGCATCAGCTCTATCTTTTGGAGTATTTCCTCTAGCGTCTCGAATCGCAGCAACAGCTTGAGCTGGGCTTTTAGTTGTACTGCCAGAAAGTCTATCAATATCTCTGTTCTTGAAAGCAATACTATTATAATCTGTTTTCATAATCTTTTTTTTTACAAATATAAGGATTATCAGATATATGGAGTATTTGGGTAATGGGGGGAATTTACGCGAGCCGGGCCGAAAGGAAAACCGATTGGTAAAAGGGGTGGGGGGTCTGCTTTTGGGACTTTTCGCCAGGATTTTTTGGCTTTTTGGTGGGCGCGGTCGTTATGCGATGAAACCAAGATGGGATGGGCTATAGGCCGCGCTGCCGTTTGTCATTACGTTTGCTAGGCATGTCTTATAATTTGCATTATGTTAAATAGAATACACTTTGAGACCAACCAAACGGCCGCTCAGTTGGCCGACCAACCGCTCGAAATGCCGCTCAATTTGCCGCAAAAAAAACGTGGTGATCAGGCACACGGTACGAGGAGGTTGCCCTTTCAAACCATTTGCCGCAATAAATATTTCAGCAGCACATTGAAAACACGTATATCGTAACTGCTTGATTTATAGCAAGTTACGTGTTAGACGAACGTGTCCTTATTTAGAATGATTATAAATTAGCATGAAATGTGAAAATAATTGTAGAAAAGTATTGCACATTTAAAAAGTTGCCGTATATTTGTATCAAGCAAACGAGCTGACAATATCACTTCTTACTAGCAAGCCTCTAGGCGTTACGATGACGAATCAGTATACTAAAGGTGGCCCAAACGATAAAGCATAATCAAGCACCTAAATGTGTAAGCCTTGAGATTGCCGTTCAAAGGTAGGCCTGCTACACGGCTCTAAGCTAAGTTCATTGACATATTGTGACTATCTAACCTAAGTTAATCTAGGCGTGTAATGCGGTAATTTCCCTCGCTGAAAGAGGTTCGTTTCCGATGGTATATAAGGCAACCATCTAATCTAGTTAAGGCGCTTAGCGTGCATAGTCACAACCGATACTATTTGAGGCCATAAGCGGTGCTGAGGCCAATACGATAGCACAAATCTAGGACGAACCTAGGGCGCACAGTACATTACTCGGGTGGCTATGCGTCGCAACCACAAGGCAAATGGTCAAAGCTTGTAGGGAATAATAGAGGGCATGCAGTTTCACGTGGCATGCAAAGCATTAGGTGCAGTTAGAATGACTAATTAATGAGAGCGATACTCACTGCACCACAAACCAATTAAAACAAAACAACATGGAAACTAGAGTAATTAGAATCGAAGGCCGCTATGAAATCATCGGCTTCTTCCAAGAAGGCGTGTTAGTTAAGACTCGCAAGTTATTAATCCCTTTTAGATATAGATAGTATGAAAGATTGTAAAGTAAACATCTGCGGCTGCAAAGGAGTTGAAGCCCTGGTATATGATTTTTGGAATGGCCACGCGATGCCATACATCAAGTTCAAAGACATCCAATTGTTTGCTGATGAGTACACCAACGAGTTTGTTGAAATCACATTCAGCGATGGCGTTCTCAAGCTGTATGACATGCAAGAAAGTCACACCGAACTAATCTACCCAATAACAATTGAAGGCGAGGTAGTCTACGACCTAGGTCACATTGGCTACTGCTTCGAGATAGTCGAAGATGCCATCACTGAGTCTATCAGTTACATCGAAGACGACCAAGTTGTGGTCGCTGTTAGAAGCAACCTACCTTTCGAGGGCGCGGAATTCGATGGAGAAATGTTTGTATTATATAACCAATTTAAATTATCATGAAAGTAGCAATCATCATCGCAAAGGCCATCCAAATCTGCATGGCAAGTTCAGTAGGCGTAGCAATAGCATTCGCCTTATACAAAGTAATCACAGGTCAAACAAACGGAATGTCAATATGAAATTCAAAATCAAGTTCGTCAATAGGTGGCTCAAGGTCACCTATGTGACAAAAGAGGTGAGCGACCAGGCTCACTTAGATAATTACATCAGCTACATGGAAGCCAAGTTCGGCTACGAGTGCGATGAGGTATGGATAATTAAAAACTAGAAATCATGATGGATAAAATGTATGTCTTATATGACAAAGCTAACGACCATGTTGTTAGATGGCCTAATGGAAAAGTTATTTTGTACTTAAGTAAAGATAAAGCAAATGAAGATTGTTACGGAAACGAATCAGTTGTTTCAGTTAATGAACTTTCAAACTCAATCAAAGAAACAATATCAAACCAATTAAAATAGAAATCATGACTAACAACCAACAACAAATCATTAACAGTTTGATTGCTGAATTCAATAGAATTGAAGCAGAGCACAAACCAAAGCAAACTTTCAACCTAATTAATGTTGATGCATTAAATGGAAAGACAGATGAAATTGCAAGATATAGAGCTGAAGAGAAAGCCAATTTAGAGTCATGGGATAAAATGGCAGATGATGAGGCTAGACGTTTGGTAAAATTATTCCAGGGAGACTTGCCTTTTGCTTCAGTTCAAAAGTATGGTAAAGAGAATTATCACTACGACTTACCAAGTGTACTTATTAGACGTAATGAAAATACATCAACACACCATGAAAGCTGTGTGAGTGTACAAGTATTCGTTGTAAAAGTTAATGATGTAGCAGACTCATTTGGCAATAAATATGAGCGAGGTGTGCAACTTAAATACCGATACAAGCATTCTGCACCATCATTCAATTCAATAGAAGAGTTGGTGGCCGATAAATGGTTCCTTGAGGACCTAAGAGTAAAAGTAATTAGTGAATTAATTAGATAACTAGAAATCATGGAAAGATTTGCAAGAAAATGTGATGTTACTGGACGTGGCATGAACGAGGGCTTTTGCTTTGGCGATGGCGAGAAATATGCATGCGATTATGAAAGCGCATTACTAATCGCTAAAGAGTATGGCTATGAAAGTCTAAAAGAAGCATACAAGGATGAGGCATACTACTACACCGAATGGGAAGAAATTGACGACGACTGCTACTATGATCAGGACGGCAATGAGTATGAACTTTAAAACCTAGAAAACATGAAAGCGACTTTAGAATATTGGAATTCAGTAAGAGGAGACATTGTAACTGATGATGGATACCGCTTCTTTGGGACAAGGATAGTTATGACCAGGACGCAAGACATTGAATCAACCACCAAGGTAGGTTTGTTTGAGCAGTTCGAGAAACTCAACAACCGATTAAGATACTGCGATGGTGCGCACTACAAATTTCATGACAAACAATTGGAACTTGAGTACGATAGATGGTTGCACTCCGACGACTACAAAGTAAAAAGCTTTAACCTTTACTACGGAAACGGAATAGTTGATTAATAAAACCTAGAAACCATGATAAAATTTGCAGTTCACCACACGTTCGATTGTATGGATTACAACGAGCATTACTACTTCGAAACGTTCGAAGATGCACACAAGAAATTCGCTGAGATCAGGCAAGAAATCATTGACCATGAGTCAATCACTGAAATCTACACCGACGAATTCGAATCCTTCTACGTGCAAGAACCCGACCAAACAATTAAAGTATACATTCAAGAGATATGAGAATAGAAATCACCAACAGCTACGGCTTCCATTATTGGACGCTAGTCTACCGCAACAAGCATTACTACCTAGGCCAAGATGTCAAGGTGTGTAGTCGCCTACTTCAAATGCTACCTCGTGACGTTGTCCAAGCAATTGGCACACGAGAGATTGACAAACCAACGGGCAATAAGAAGTTGGCTCAGTTCATTGTCAAGACAATAAAGGAAAGACACTTGATCAACTTTAAAGATTTACAACCATGGGACTTAGCGGTCGAATAAAAGCGTGGATAGATGACGGCAATGTCATCATCACACCGGGTGGCTATTATGCCACCCAATGCAGTCAATACACAAATCGTTTAACCCTGCGCCAATTGGTGCAATATTACCTAAAAGAATATGGAAGCAATTAAGAAAACAAATGGAAAGATTTTCGGAGTAACGTTCGTTAAGAAGGACGGCTCGATTAGAAAGATGACCGCTCGCCTGGGTGTCAAGAAAGACCTCAAGGGTGTGGGCTTAAAGTTCAACCCCGAAGAGCGTGGCCTCATCGTCGTGTTCGACATGCATAAGAGGGCTTATCGCATGATTAATTTATCCACCATCATTTCCTTTACACATGAAAAAAGAAGCAAGAGTAGCGTTCAACAAGCTTAAGAAGCTTGGTTGTCCAGTAAGAGAGTCACAACCAAACTATCCTGAAAGAGGTTACTTTTGGATAAACGCTGAGTTATCGGAAGCAGAAGGATGGCTAGACTATTGGTCAGCCGACCTATTCTTCGGCAGTGACAAGCTAAACAAAATCCTAGCCGACCACGGATTATATTGGGAATGGTACAACTCGGCATACGGATGCGTCTATGACGCATAACTGCCTGATCTTTAAGGCCTCATGTCAAATCATGTTACGCCATGTTGAAATTATGTCAACTTTAAAACGCGTAACATGATGATTGTGAGAGGCTTAGCACACTTTTATGTCGAAATGTCAACTTTTCCTCAAATATCTAGAGAAAAAAATCCTATAGTATATTATATATATAGAGAGCTTTTTTTTATTTTAATTTTCAATAGGAAAAAAATCAACATTTCGACATATCCCTTATTCTATAAGGAAAAAATCGACATAAAATCAACATTCAACCAACATTAAAAACCCAAATTTGACATGAACAAAGTAATCCAATCATTCCTTGACGGCAAGAAGTGCAAGCAAGGGAACGGCCAAACTGACGGCCAATCGCTCTACCTATTCGGCAACATGATTGCCCAACATCGCGAAGACGGCATGTATGTCAGCAACGCTGGTTGGCCAACCAGGACGACAAACAAGTGGCTAAACCAATTGCCAAACACAACGGCATACTCACACAAGAAGAAACCACACCTAAACGGAGCTGAATGGGATGGTGAGATGACGAGAGTCCATGAGGGCACACCACCGCCAACTTATCTTGACAATGTCGGCACTGCATTTGACATGACGATGCGATACATCCGCTTAGATGGATGGAGGGGATACCGAGAGCCAATCTACGCCATTCACTGTGAGCCTGACACGGGTGGATGGGACGACAGCCCATACCCAAACGCCCAAAAAAATCTTGAGGCAAAAATTTCTGAGCTCAAACGCAATAAAATACCACACAAAGTCGTTACACTAGAGACGTCAAATGTGTTTTGCGTCAATCACTTTATTGTAGTACCACCTAAATACTTTCCAAATGATAACTAAACATGACTTAGAATACCATGGCTATGGTATTCTAGATGAATACTTCGAGGCCATCTGTCAACACATCGAGGCCAACGAGCATTCAATCGCCCAGGAGATGAAGGCCAAGCTATCGCGCGGCCAACTGCTAGCCTTCGAGCAGTTTTTAGACGAGGCATATCACTATGAACTAATGGACGAGTTATGACAGCAGTAGAATATTTAGTAAAAAAGATGAATGAGATGGGATACGACATCCCACCATTTGTGTTAAGCAATGCATTGGAGATGGAAAGAGATGCAAAGACTCTCGCCAAGTCAAGAGGTGCGCAATCTATGGTAGAACACCCAACCGAAACCGTACTGCCTACCTTGCTAGGCCTAGAGACATGGGAGCAGTTATTCGACTACATCTATGAGAGCAAACTGAACGGCCAAAAGAAGCAGAGCAGAGAGTTATACCAATCGCTATCAACGCGACGCCAAGTTGAATTCCAAGACTACCTCGTCGAGATGTTTGATCAGGAATTCATGAGCGCTGAGATGCTAGCACAATCCCTTAAATTTTATGCAGATAAGAATAACTGAAAGTTGGCCAGCCGGTAGGACTATCGGCTTATCAATATCCCTGAGTTTGGATGACAGGGAGATACTCATCCATTTTTTATTACACGGAATATCTATAAAGTTATGATGAATGAAAGAATGCAGACCAAGTACATGACGGTCTTAGAGGACATGTATTTAAGCGATGGTTTCAAGTTGCAAGAGATGCGCTCGAAGCATAGAGTAAGCCAATACCTAATCACCATCTGCGTGAAGTTGGGTTATATTGAGAAGACCAAGGGTACTCGATACCGATGGGTCAAGGGTTTACCGAGCAAGCGTCATCTAAGTCGTATCAAGCAGGAGCTTGAGTCGATGCAGAAACCAAAGAAACGCGTAGTTAAACTATTATGGGGGCTTATCACTTATGAGGTATAGTAGTTATCACGTGTGCTACCACGTTAGCCCAATCTTGTGCACTGGTGTGACAGTTGAGGCTCGTAGTATTAGAGAGGCAATCACTAAATCAAATATCAATGAAGACACCATCATCTATGTCGCCAGTCTTGAAGAAGTACATCGTGACGTTCGAGAACGGCAAGAAGCTAAAGTTAATGGCAACTAATAAGGGCAGGGCTCTTGATTTGTGTGCCATTGTAACGAGTCATCCGATCAAATCAATTGATCAGGCTGTAGTACAAATCAAAATCGAGAAACCATGTTTAAGTTAGCCGCATCTTTTGTGCTGATGTATGTCTTCGGCATATCAAAATACCTAGCGATTCGGGTAATGGGAGTCGCAATGTTTTTTATCTTTTTATACTTTACATTATGTCTATTAGAATTTTAATTGCGTCAATGGTCGGGATGGCCGTTGTCACTAGAATCAAGAACGAGAACCTGCGCGCATCAATTGGTATACCGTTGGTGGCGTTTATGATGTTCACGCTACTATCTCTATCGGTCAGTGCCCAATGGGTCCCTGATCGACCGGATTACAACATAGTCTCTGAAGGCAACTTCAGCATGATTGTGAAGGATAGAGAAGAGGCTATTGAGATTTGCAAAACAACCTTGCAAACTAATAACATTATCCTTAGAACAATTGACGTGGACAAAAAGAATTTAGCTGCGCCATTGTTCTCTAGTTTGGTGAGAGAGAGTGACCCTAATCACATTTTCTTTGCTTATGTAGCTAGAAAAAGATCAGGTGAGTACATCATTCAGTTTCACTACCTGCCAAATGAAACTGTTGCATTCAAGGAAGACTTTATTATCCTAGAATATGTAAAATAATTTTGAATGTTTAATATTTTTTAACTAAATTTGTAATCTAATGCACTGGAGAAATTTAATGAAAGACAACAAGTACCTAGGGAGTTGGGACTTGGAGGTCGATGGCAAGTACGAGCCACGAATTGTTACAATCGAAAAAATTTATCAAGACGTCATGGTCGGTGAGATGGGCAAGGAAGACAAGGTCTTCGTCAAGCTCAAGGAATTCCCTAAGTCCATGGTATGTAATCGCTCAAACTTTAGAAGACTTGAGACATTCTTCAACTCGTTTGATTTCAACGACTACCTCGGCAAGCAGATTGTCATGTCGGTAGAGAAGGTCAAGAGTCCACAGGGTATGGTTGATGCGTTGCGTTTCAGCACGCGTCCATTACCTACGAAGGCGAAGCCAACACTTGACGACGCTCGTTTCGCTAAGGCGTTGCAGGCGTTGCAGGAAGGCAAGACAACCGTTGAGAAGTTGACTAGTGATTTTAATTTAAACCAGGCGCAACATGATCAAATTAAGGGCATCCAATAGTTCAGGAATATTTTCGGGCGCGAGCGGAGGCCTAACCCCGGTTCAGTCCGCTACTCTTGACGGCCTGTTAGCCAAGGTCAAGTTGACTGAAATCCAAGCAGCCAAGCGTGACGAGCTGATTGCCAAGCGTGACGCTAAGCCTGATCTAAGTGATGGCGCCAAGACTATCATCGAGGACATCATCAACACTGATGCATACCAATACAAAGATTCGTTCGGTAGCCGTGAGACTGATAAGGGGACGCGCGTTGAGGACGACTCGATTGAGCTGTACAACCGCATCTTCTTCACTGACTACAAGAAGCTAGTTGAGGGTGATGAGTTCTATGAGCTGTCATACAAGTGCTTAGGTGGTCATCCTGACATCGCTGACAAAAAGCGATTGAAGGTCATCGACATCAAGAGCCCATGGTCTAAGAAGACGTTCCCTAAGTTGGAGAGTAAGGCTCAGAAGAAAGTGAAGGAGTCTGGTTACGACTGGCAGATAAAGAGCTATCTATTTATGCTACGCAAGATGACCGGTCTTGATTGGCGTGATGGCGAGGTGGCATACATGTTAAGCGACACACCTGAGGACCTACTCAATGAATGGGACGAGCCGACATTGCACTACATGGGTGACGTGCCTGATCAACTTCGCGCGACTATTGTAAAGGTCACACTGACTGATGACGAGATAGCTGTTATGGACGCTGCATTAGACGCCAGCATTGAGTATGCTAAGTGGTATACTGACTATTTAAAAAACAAGAACCAATGATACGTTTGTTAACTAATGGTGGTTATGACGAGCTCGACAAGTATGTTGGCGAAGTATTCCAAAGCTATAAGAAGCAATATTTGTACTATGTTACAATAAATAAGAAGGAGTATATATTCTACCCTGACGAGGTTGAGGTAATCACTGAGCATGTCTACTTTTTAGAGAAAGAGGCAGGTCGCGCTGAGTTAGCAAGCTTAGCTATTGTAATAGCCGTTATCGTAATATGTATTGCGGTAATTATTTCTGTAATCTTTTAATTAATATATATGTTTAAATTCAAAGGGATTGCTTACAAGGTAGGCAATGTGGAGACCATCTCCGAAAAATTTCGTAAGCGTGAGTTCATTGTAACTGACGGTGCTGACCAGTATCCGCAGTACATTCCATTCACATTTGTTAACGACAAGTGTGACTTGTTGAACAGCATTGCTGAAGGCCAAGAGGTTGAGGTATCGTTCAGTTTGAAGGGTCGTGAGTGGACTAGTCCACAGGGTCAAGTGAAGTACTTCTCAACTATTGAGGGCTTTGCTGTTACGGCCACATCTAACCCGGCATTCGCTCCTAACGTAGCGCCTAGCGCTCCAGGATCAGGGCACACTGACGATTTGCCATTTTAGTTCATAGCACCTGCTAGGACAGGTTTGTTGTTTTGGTTTAATGGGTGTATCCTAGTGCACCCATTTTTAATCTAATTTAATTATGTGGTTTAAAACGTCAACGGCTGACAAGCCTGTTAAGGACTCTATCGTTGAGTCAGTAATCAAAAAGTATAGACAGCGTTCCGAGACAGGAATCAAGAAGTATGGCTTCACTATGGACCGAAATGATTTGTCGGACGTTGATTGGCTTACGCATGCCCAGGAGGAAGCTCAAGACTTGACACTGTACCTAGAGAAGATGATTGTGAGAAAGAGAGCCGAGGGCCAATTGCTCGATCAGTACCATGCGTGGTACATGCAACAAATGAGAGACAGGGGTTCCGTTAATTTGGAACATATGGAGGCCAAAATTGCAGAACTAAAACAAGGGTTATGAAAACAGCAGTAGAATGGTTGGTAGATGAACACTTTGGAGGTATAGAAAACTGCACTCTAGACTTCAAAAATAAAATTAACCAAGCCAAAGAAATGGAGAGGGAGCAGATTGAAGATGCTTTTTACCATGGAGTTGAATTAACAAAAATCAGAGTAGAAAGTATAATTGATGAAGCTGACTTTGAATATTACTACAACGATACATTTGAACAATGAAACGAGAATACTATTACCGAATCCTGCACACGTTAGCAGGCATAGCTATAGGGTACTGGTTATTCTATAGCAAACCAAAAGTAGAGCACACTGTCATTGAGATACCAACTGACTTTAGTGAATGTACCACTGAAATACAAAAGAGATGTTATGATAGAAGTTATTAAGGGAATAATCAAGAGAGACCATCTTGACGGAGACAGCCAGTGTAAGGCCGTTGCCGACGTTCGTAACTACCTAGCGTTTGTCATGAGACACCATTACCACATGAGTCTTAATGACATCGCAAGTGAGTTCAATCGCAGGCACACGTCAATCATGCGCGCCATTGACACGCATATTGCAAGGACGCTTAAGGGCGATCCATACATAGAGGACAATATAATTGAATACAAAAAAGAATTAGGAGATGGTGACTTATTTTCAATCGATTACACAAACCTCCACACCTTTCCACGTGGACGTAAGCCAAGCGCTGAAGAGGATCAGGGAGGGGAAGTCGAAGGAGTTGGTAGAATCGGTCAGAGCTGCCTCGACTAAGGACGAACGCAATGAGCGAAAGAAACTACTACCGGCCATTTGTTTTAGCGGTAAGTTTGAGAAGCGTGCAGACACTGCCTGCATCGAGCACAGTGGGTTTATATGCCTAGACTTCGATGGCTTTGACGATCAGCAGGCCTTAGATGACAAGCGTTTTGAGTTACAGCTAAGCCCTTATGCATATGCTATATTCACGTCACCATCAGGTGATGGGTTGAAGGTATTGGTTAAGATACCTGCTGACATTGAGAACCATAAGTACTACTTTGATGGCCTTCACTCGCTGTTCTTTTGCAAGGAGTTTGATACCACGAGTAAGAACCTCAGCCGTGTATGCTATGAGTCATATGACCCAGACATCTACATTAACGAGGACAGTCAGGTGTTCATTGATATGGTAAGACCATTACCGCAACAGCGTGTTGCGCAAACGACAACCATCCGAGTAGACGACACCAATGAGATAATCAGACGACTAAGCATTTGGTGGGGCAAGAACTACGGAATGATCCCAGGACAGCGCAACAACAACCTGTATGTATTTGCTGTGGCCTTAAAGGAGTTTGGTATACCTGGAGATCAGGCGCAATATGTATTAATGAATCAGGACCCATCGGGTGAGATGCATGCTGAGATACCAACGATTGTTCGATCTGCCTACAAAGACATGTCGTCGTTTGGTACTAAGTTTTATGAGGACGTTGATAAGTTGGATGAAATCAAAAGGATTGAGAAGATGAGTACATCTCCTCAAGAAGATGATTGTGAAGAGTTTTGGACCAAGTCGAGCAAAGGGAAGGTTGAGGCAGTCCCTCACTTATTTAGAACGTTTCTAAATAACAACGGTTTCTTTAAGTACTATCCACCGGGCTCAAGAACGTTTGTATTTGTCAGAGTGATTGACAACTTGATCAGCGATGTCAACGAGGATATCATCAAGGACTTTGTGCTTGACTATCTGATGGACTACGACGACTTGATGGTGTATAATTACTTCGCCATGAACACCAAGTTCTTCCAAGAGGCGTTCTTAAACTTTGTTCCAAAGATTGAGGCGACGTTCAAAGAGGATACCAATGATTCAGCCTATCTATACTACATGAACTGCGCTGTGCATGTCACTAAGGATAAGGTTAATGTGATTGACTACAAGGATTTGGATGGCCATGTGTGGGAAATGCAGCGCATAAAGAGAAACTTCATCTACCGACCTAACGTTGAGGAATGCGAGTTCAATACATTTGTCAGCAACATCTCAGGAGATGAGTCAGATAGAATTCTATCAATGCGCTCAACACTTGGATACCTAATGCACAGCCACAAGCCAGCAAGTTATTGTCCAGCTGTTATATTAAACGACGAGGTGATTAGTAATAATCCTGAGGGAGGTACAGGTAAGGGAATCTTTGTCAACTCGATCAACCACATGAAGAAGATGGTAAAGATTGATGGCAAGGGATTCAGCTTCCAAAAGTCGTTCCCATACCAACGCGTTCAAGTTGATACACAGGTATTGGTGTTTGATGATGTCAGCAAGGGCTTTGCATTTGAGAATCTATTCAGTGTCATCACTGAGGGCATAAGCTTGGAGAAGAAGAACAAGGATGAGATTCATGTTCCATTTGAGCGCTCACCTAAGATTGTTATTACGACTAACTATGCGATTAGGGGTGCAGGCAACTCATTCGACCGACGTAAATGGGACCTAGAATTCAAGCAGTACTATACCAAGAACAAGACACCTGAGCAGGAGTTTGGTCACATGTTGTACAGCGGATGGCATGAAGAGGAGTGGATCAGGTTTGACAACTACATGATATCAAATCTTCAGTTGTACCTTAAGAAAGGTCTGATGAGCAGCGAGTTTAAGAATTTGAAGGTTCGTAAGCTTATTGCTGAGACATCGTCAGAGTTCTATGAATGGGCTACGTCTAGGGATAACATGGATACCAAGCCAAATGCCAAGACGCTAGGCCAAGACATGCTTAATAGATTTATCGATGAGTATCCTGACTATGGAAGGTACGGAAGGTATAAGCTGTCAAACGCCAAGTTCTACCATTGGCTTGATGCATACGGAGAGTTTGCATTTGGCATGAAACCAAGAGTCATGCGAGTCACACTTGGAAAGCAGATTCATTTTGTTGTTAAAGAATTAAAACAGTTAAAGTTATGTTAAAAGTAGGATCAGATTTTAGTGGAGTAGGTGCATTCAATCAAGCATTAATGAGGCTTGGTGTAGACTACAAGGAGATATTTGCATGCGACATGGACAAATATGCAAGGCAAACATTTATTCACAACTATGGTGAGCCTAGTTACTTCCCAGAGAATGTGTACGACAGAGAGATTCCATCAGAGTCTTTGGACATATATATGACATCTCCACCCTGCCAAGCATTCTCAATGGCAGGGAGGAGATTAGGAAAGGAAGATGCTAGAGGTATATTGTTTTTCAATAGCCATGAGTTCATTCAAAAAAACAAGCCAAGGTTTTTTATTTTTGAAAATGTGAAGGGCTTGCTATCTCACGACAAGACTAATAAGAAGGACAGGATGGGCAACACTTTTAGAGAATGGTTAGACTATCTTGGTGGCAAGTCTGTTAATGGAGTTGCAAACATGTATCCAATTGAAGACGCTGTGCCATACCACATCCATTGGAAGGTATTGAATGCCAAAAAGCACGGTGTTCCTCAGAACAGAGAGAGGGTTTTCATTATTGGCATACGAGATGATCAGGACAATACATTTGTTTGGCCAGAAGAAGAGGAACTATCTAAGCGATTAAAAGATGTTATCGAAGACAAGGTAGATGATAAATACTTTCTCAGTGAAAAAATGATAAATGGCTTTACTAAGCACAATGAAAACCACACTGAAAAGAAGACAGGTTTTATCTTCAAGCCAAAAAGTGAGGATGATGTAGCTAATTGTTTAAGAGCTAATGCTGCTCTAGCTCCTACTGACAACACTATTGATATGGGGTCTAAGTATGCAAAAGAAATAGAGGCGTCATTAAATCAAGACGTATGCACTACAATAGACGCATCTTACTACAAAGGTTTTGGTGTGAGACAGGGTAAGTGTAGGCAGGTTGTTTATGGAGATAGAAGACTTAATGAGACACTTGATAAACATGATTTACCTATTGGAGAATTTAAAATATTGGATACATATAATAAGTCAATACACAACGAGTGTCCAACTTTAAAAAAGCACCATGCTGAAAATGGAGATAGAAAGCTTTGGGATGGTAAAAAAATTCGTCGCCTAACACCACGTGAATGCTTCCGCTTAATGGACTTCCCTGATACATTTACATGGCCTGTATCAGACTCTCAAGCCTATAAGCAGGCAGGTAATTCAATCGTTGTAAATGTGATATATAAAATTCTTAAAAACATGCCGTTATGAACCTAGCAAAAGTAATTTTAAAGAAGCGCTTTGAAGCAATAGTAGAGGTAGCTGAGAAACCGAGAGGAAAGAAGATAGATGCTGAGCTGTCTAGCATGCAGGTGTCATACATATCAGCATTGAGATTCATTAGCGGTGAGAATAAAGACTTGTATTATGATCCATACCATGCCATCATGGCCTTGCGTCGTGAGTTGTCGTCGGTAAGGAATTCAGTTGAGTTAACTGAAGAGTTAACTCAAGCAATCAAAAAACTCAAAGATGAAGCAGCTAAGAAGCTATCAAATTGATATAGCTGAGAAGGCAACATACACACTACTTAAGCACAACATTGTATATCTAGCCATGGAGGTGAGAACTGGTAAGACCAGCACCTCCTTGGAGATAGCTAATAGGTTTGGCGCTAAGAGGGTGTTGTTCCTTACAAAGAAGAAAGCTATCGGATCAATACTTGATGACTACAAAGACTTTGGTCACACATACCACATTGATGTCATTAACGACGAATCAATGCATAAGCTGCCGTCTAATGATTATGACCTAGTAATACACGATGAGCACCATAGGTTTGGTGCCTTCCCTAAGCCTGGGTTGTATACTAAGATGTTTAAAAAGATGTTTGGTCATTTACCAATGATCTTCCTGTCAGGCACTCCATGCCCAGAGTCATATTCACAGATGTACCATCAGTTTTGGGTAAGCGATTATTCACCATTCCGTGAGTATAAGAACTTCTATCGATGGGCTGATGACTACGTCACTAAGTTCGACCGGGTGATCAATGGCTTTAAGGTGACTGAGTACTCTAACGGAAGAGAAATTGACATCATGACTAAGTTGGCCTACCTAATGATTAGTCACACACAGCAGCAGTCAGGGTTTGAAACATCGATCGAGGAGGAAGTTCTTTATGTCGATATGTCTGAGAAGACAAAGATGATTGTGAAGGTGTTAGAGCGCGACTTGGTTGTGGAGGGTCGGGAAGAAGTTATTTTGGCTGACACGCCGGTAAAGTTGATGCAGAAGGTACACCAGCTATGCAGTGGCACGGTGAAGTTTGAGAGTGGTAACAGCATGGTCATTGATACCACGAAGGCTGAGTTTATAAGGTCGCATTTTGCGACATCAAGAATTGGCATCTTCTACAAGTTTAAGGCCGAGTTGAAGGCATTGAAGCAGGTGTATGGAGACCAATTGACTGAGAGTTTGGAAGACTTTGATGCTGGCAAATGTCAGGTTATAGCCTTACAAATAGTCTCCGGGCGTGAGGGTATATCCTTAAAAAATGCTGACTACGTGGTGTTCTACAACATTGACTTCAGCGCGACGTCGTACTGGCAAGCGCGAGATCGTATGACTACAATGGATCGGAAGTTCAATAAGGTGTATTGGATATTTAGTGTGGGCGGCATAGAGGATAAGATTTACAAAGCCGTTAAGAGTAAAAGAAATTATACGTTAAACATTTTTAAGAAAGATTATGTCACTACTAACTGAGATTCAAATTTTAATACAAGAAGAGGAACTTGATAAACCTTGCAGGAATAGAGAAAAGTTATTCAGGAGATACTTTGTAATATGGTTTTTAAGAGAAAATAAAATACCAATCGTTAAGATCGGTAAAATGGTTAATAAACATCATGCAACTGTATTGCATTCGCTTGAGCAACATGAGTTAATGATGAAACCAAAGACTGGCGATGAAAACTATAAGAAAATAACTGAAGATTTACGTCATAGATTTTTAGATCGTTACTTTATGAATGAAGATAATGAAGGTGATTTGATGCAAGATGTTATGATGGCAAGTAGTTACTATGACCTTACGGTAATCAAAAAAAGAATCACAAAAGGTTATTATAATATGGAAAAAACATCTACATTTGTAGGTGACCGAGCAGCAGATACAGGCGAAGCTAATCAAGAACCTAGAGAAGGAGGGTTATTATGTGCTGAAGTTATCAGTAACAAACAAGCCGGGAATTCCTGATCTTATCGCCATACCAAAGAACTCAGATGTAAAATTTATTGAAGTAAAACGTCCAGGACAAAAGCCGAGGCCTCTACAGGTTTATAGAATTAAGGAGCTGCTAAACCATGGAGTCTCGGCAACCTGGTTTAATGGTGAATACTTTGATGTTGAATAAATTTATAAGATATACCATCATTTGGATCAGTCAGAATCTAGCCATTCCGTTTTGGACGGTTGGTCATATTCACTTGATGACAACTGTCTATGAAGATATTATAGAGCTTGTCAGCTCTATAGGCATGAACATAATAGTCGCACTGGGATTCTGGTGGGACTATAATAGGTCATATAAGTCACAAAAACACGAATAATTGTGACTTACAAGACAAGTTAAGATAAGTGGTAAAAATTGCCACATAAACTTTATAGAAATGAAATTTGAGATAGACTTTTTTGAATTATGCTTCTTAGCTGAAGCATGTGTACCACCAAGACCAATAGCAAGAGCAATGTTTTGGCAACATTTAACTGATGTGTATTGGGAGCAGATGACTAAAAATGAGAGAGATAGGTTATTTGAATGGATTAATAAAGATGAAAGATATCAGAAGAGTGTAATAGCTGAGCCAGAAACAAAAATATTCAATGCTCGTTTTGATCCAGACAATCAATACTTAGTTCATACAACAATGAATGGCAAAGATAATATAACCCATACATTCAAATGGAATGGTCTTTATTATGCCAAAAGAAATACGTGGATTAGTCCTGAGTTCATTACTAAAGTTGAGAAGATATGAGACAACTAGTATACAACGCAGTAACCTGTACAGAGTGTAAAGAGACATTGGTTAGCTACACCGTCCATGACTACAAGACCTGTAGCTGTCCTAACGAGGCGATGGTAGATGGTGGTCTTAGATACGAGAGATACGGAGCAAAGGACCTTGACAAGTTGATTATCCATAACTACTACACTGACGACCCATTTGACGTAGTTCGATGCTACGCCACACGAGGTAGCCGAGGTAAAGATGGTAAGCAACCACTCACTTGGATACCTCTAGCAAGAATGGAAGATGATCATCTAAAAGCAGTTCTTGATTATGGTGGTGCAGATTGGCATCTTGATCTGATTCGAAAAGAAATTAAATATAGAGAGAATGAACGAAGTAATAAAGTTTAGAGAGCGCCTTAAGAAGATTGGCTACGACATCAAGCTTGCTGGTAACGTACCTTGGATATACCTTCATTCAGTTAATGGCAACATAGTAAATAGTGTGGACTGGATAAACGCTGACCACGGGTACACAATTGCTTGGTACCCTATTAAAAATGGAGAGGAGATCAAACTCAATTGGGAAGACATCAAGACAACCTTTATGTTGATCAGGAAATACGGCAAGCCTATACATAAGTACAACAATGGTGTTGGTGCTACACTATGTCATGACTGCGGAGTGATTATATCTGAGGGTCTAACCAAAGATATGAAGTGCGAAAAATGTAAAATATTTTATCCATAATCGGAGGAAAACCGATTAAGTATGGTGAAAAACACTTAATTATGAACGATGAAAGACTTAAATGCTTTACCTGTAAAAAATACAAACGAATTGATAGATTCCAAGACAACCGACGAGAATATCAATTACCACACTATAAAGGAAAGGTCGCAAGCTGTAAGCAATGCACAAGAGCAAGATTGTTGCGTGAACTACGAGCAGTTAGATATGACTTTGATACAAGAAAATTTGTAATACACTATTTTAAAAATAAAAACCAAGCACTTAAATTTTGGAAAAATGAAAGCAACACTACACTTCGAACACGAGGAGCAGGATGAGCTCCAAGATGCGCTCAACGGTCTCAAATGGAGACTTATAGTTTGGGATCTTGACCAAGACCTACGAGGTATAGTAAAGCACGGATACATTGGCAATAGAGAGGCTACTGACGCAGAGATTGAAATGGCTGAGTACTGCCGGAAAAAACTTAGACAATTAGTTAGTGATGATGGACTAAACTTAGACTCATGAAGCCAGGGGTATACGCTGCCAACATAACGATCAAGGCCATGCCATTAAAACATGGTACTAAGTTGGCTCCTGTAAATAAAGTTCTTGAGAAATGGCCTGTTGGCCTTAAGGAAGATGGGTCAGTTGTTGACGCATACTTCATACCTAGGGTAATTAAAAGAGAGAACATTAATAAATATCGAATAAACTACCAAATAGATCCCATAGTTTTTTTATCAACATTCAATTATACTGTTTAAATTTTTCGTACATTAGCGTGCGTAATGCAGAATGTCAATTATGTTAACTCAACGATGCTCGAAATCAACGAGCTGACTGACAGCATCTATGAGCAACTCATGGACGAAGACTACGACGCATTGATTCCCACAATTCAAAATCTAATCGTAGTCCTTAGGGATCTGCACAAAACCCATTACGATGAAACAGTATATGGACAGAATCCTGGAGCTACTAGCGTCAGGAATGACAAAGGCTGATATTGGTAGACAAATAATTGCTGAAAACAATCTTAGTACTAAGGAAGAGACAATGAGAATATATGTCTCTCGCGCTGTCACTAAGCACAATAAAGGTGTTGATGATGCATGTGATGATCTACAAGTAGCTCCGTCAAACGTCCCATATCTTTGGCTTAAGACCAAACAAGCATCCCTATTCATTAAGAACCCGGCCTATCGCGTTGATGAGATTGATTATGAGGCAGTCGTATCGAAGTTCTTGCAGGACAAGCCTGTGATTGTGAAGAAAGAATGGAAGCCTGGTAAAACGTTTGATCGTTTGGTTTGGACTGACGTTCACGTAGGCATGGATGCTAGTCGTAAGGGCTTGGCTTTATACGCAACTGACTGGAATGAAAAGGTACTACTAAGTCGTGTTCATGAAATGGCTGCGTTTGTTATAGCCAATAAAGCGTCAGATACGCTCATTTTAGACGATTTGGGAGACTTTATGGATGGTTGGGATGGTGAGACAACTAGAGGTGGACATAAGCTTCCACAGAACATGACAAACGAAGAGGCATTTGAGTCTGGGTTGAAGGCAAAGGTCACGTTAATTGACATATTGGCTCCGCACTATGACCACATAGTATGCAATAACATTTGCGAAGATAATCACTCAGGTGCCTTCGGCTATATCGTCAACTCAGCATTTAAGCACGTCATTGATCGTAAGCATAGTAATGTCACTGTACACAACCACAAAAAGTTTATAAACCACTACATAATCGGTGACCATGGGTTTATCATTAGCCACGGAAAAGACTCTCGCAACCTTAAATTCGGCTTCAAGGTCCAACTTGATCCAAGAGGTGTTGAGAAAATATCTCAGTACATTAGACACTCGCAAGAACTAAGAGCCTGTAAGTATGTTGAGTTCAGTAAAGGTGACTCACATCAGATGCTATTTGACTACTGTTCGTCCGATGAGTTTGACTACTTCAACTATCCGGCTTTTTCGGATAGTTCAGAATGGGTACAGACCAACTTTAAGAAAGGCCGATCAGGATTTGTGTTCTTCCAGATCGACCTTGTATCCAATCGTAAGGTTGTTATGCCTTACTTCTTTAATATTTGATCGGCTTTTTTGCCGTCCTTAATTGCTAACAACATTTCTTCTGTTGGTCTTGGAATGTATTCCAATATTTTAGCATACTCTATTTTTTGATCCTCCGTTAATGCAGTCTTATTGTTGTCCTTTAAGGTTGTTTTAATGAAATCCATTTCGTCATCTATAGTTGACATCTTTTTCTTCTTCTCAGCTAGCTTCTCTAGCACTGGATCAAGCTTCCCATATTTCTTTTTAATCTCAGCTGACATATCTCTAACCTTCTCTGACATTCTATTGCTTTTCTTAAGTAATGAGAATGACTTGTTGGC